CCCCTGTAAGCACCATCCCCGATCCAATCACCAGCGCCATGATGGCGAGCATGGCGAGGATGTTGCGGAATGGTTCCGGTTCTTCCGGCTCGCCCGCGAGGTTCCAGAGGAAATTGTCCATGTCACGCGCCTCCGGTGATCTTGGAGGGCTTGCGATAGCCAACCACGCGCCCGGAGGCTTTCGAGAACTCAAGCGCGTACCAACGAGGGTCGAAGGTGAGACCGGCACTTTCCGCAATCTCGCGCATGGTGTCCTCGTCTTCATCGATGCGCTGATCCATCCAGCCGAACCAGATCAGGTCATCGCCGTAGGTCTGGGCGATGTTGAAATCGTCAGAACCACGCAATTCCCAACCATGCTTGATGGCGTCGTTGCGATTGTTGAACCTCTCTCCATCCCATCCGTAGTGGAAGCCAAAGCCACTCTCGTTCATCCATGCCGACTGGCAGATGACGATGAACTCAGGATCGATATCCGGAAGTCCCGGCGTATGCGCTTTCTTGTCCATCACGCTACCTCCTTGATTGCGCATTCCGGCAACGGCCAGTCTTCCGGTTCATCATCGGAGAGCCATGCTATGAGGCGGTCGAACTGCCAGGTTTCTTCGGCGTCACATGCCGACCCTGCGGCGTTCTGTGCGTACTTTGCGGTGTTCTGTGCGGGTCCCAGCGCCACCCATGAGGCGGCACATGCAGCGCCCCATGCGGCGTTTTGTGCGACTCCCCATGTGGCGGCCCCAGCGGCAGCACATGCGGAGGTCCGTTCGTCCTCGTCGATCTCCCCGCGTGCAAACTGGCGCGCTGCAATAATCGCGTTCCG